GGGTCCTGTTGTTTTTGGTGACCCAGGAGCAGAGGCAAAAAATCGTGCCACTTTGATTGTCAATAGAACTGACAATGATGATGAGGATTGTGGTAACGCAGACCGTTCCGTATGGGTCAATGGGAACATGTTTCTCAATGGAGATGATGGAACACCATATGCCTTAAATCAAGTTGGAAATACTTTAATTGATGGGAATAGTCAGACACCAAATGCGTTAAGACTTAGTGGTGGATCGACAGTTGATAGTTTGTATGTTGATGGTGATGTTTATGTCACCGGAAAAGTTGATTGTGACAACAAGGGAAGATTAGCATCCAGATTTTCATCGGCAGATGCCAGACCAAAACCATTTGACATCAAACACCCATCAAGAGAAGGATATCGTCTTCGCTATGCCTGTGTTGAAGGACCGGAAGTTGGTGTTTATCTCAGAGGTCGTGTAAAAAATGAGAAGGTGATTGTTCTCCCTAGTTACTGGAAAGACTTTGTTTATATTGATAGCATTTCTGTCCAGTTACAACCAATTGGTGCTCATCAGGATGTAATCGTCAAACGATGGGATGATGAGAAGATCTATCTTCAGTCTAGAGGTGGTATGCCGATTGATTGTTTCTATCATGTGTATGCCGAGAGAAATGACATCAATCCTCTGATCACCGAGTACAAGGGTGAAAGTTGTGAAGATTATCCAGATCCAAACCACCATAAAATTTCAGAAGACGAAAGAAACTACAAAGATCCCGAATACGCAACGAAGCAGAATATCAGAACGAAGTGAAGAAACTAATCTATATTGAGGAGAAGTTTCTTGATCCTATTCTTTGTGAACCATTTATTAATCTGGCAAGAAAGAATGATGAGGAAATGCCCTATGGAGATGAAAATAGAGGTGGTGATACTTTCTTAACCACGGTAAGTCACGGGAAGAAAGATAAATCATTGTCGAAAGGCATGGATGTGCCAGAACCAGATGGCAATTACGGTGCGATATATCTTGGTGGAAACGTTGATCCAACAACGATTGAAATAGATGATGATGAATTATTCAAAACAGTGGTTCATAGTATCACTGATTTGTGTAAATCATTTGATCCAGATATTGCTTTAGATTATGTTGGTGTTGTACGTTGGCCACCTGGAACTTTTATGAAACCTCATTTTGATAGAAATGATGTTCATGGTCCTGATGTGTTTGCTGCCATGCTTTATCTCAATGATGATTTTAGTGGTGGCCACACATGCTTTGAGGATTTTGATGTAGCACCAGAACCTGGTAAACTCATAATCTTTTCAAATTCACAGTATCTACATCATGTAAACAAGGTGGAGGACGGTGAAAGATTTGTCCTATCCTTCTGGTATAAACGCTTGACACCACCCGCCGAATGACCTATGATACCTAGGTAAGCAAAACACCCCCCATGCAAGACGAGTACCTCACACGCTGCGTCGTGGACCCCGTGAAGCGTAAGTTCTACCTGTACTCCAGTGAAGGTGAAGAGAAGATCGTTGACTGCGAAACCGTAGATCAGTTCATGGGTGTACTGGAACTGTGTCGTGCTATGCTTGATGAAGACACACTTGCGTATGCGTCTCCAGTCTGAGGGAAAATCGACTTTTATTTCCAAAAAAGTCGGGAAAAAAATCCCGGCAAAAAATCGCCCTGTAGACTTTTTATGTTAGTCCACCCCCAATCTCTTTATAAAGAAATCTTGGAGTGTTATGAGTATGAGACCCGAAACCCGACAATCTATGGAAATGTTGTTCGTGGCGAAATGGAATATTCCAAAAGCAGCGAAGAACGCAGGTCTGACCAACAAGGAGATGAAAATCACCTTTAACGAATATTGCACATTTCACCCTCCTACTTGGAAATTGGAGTGATTTTTTGGGAGTGTGGCGGAATCGGTAGACGCACCAGACTTAAAATCTGTTGAGAATTAATCTCGTGGGGGTTCAAGTCCCTCCGCTCCTATCCCATAAATATGCTTAGGGTATGCGGTAATCCCCATGAACTACCGAATAGACACAAAGTATTGTTGGTACAAACGCACAGATAGAAAAGAGATTGTGTTGATGTATTTCATACAAAATGTTCCTTTTACCTTTGATGATCTTCCCGACTATGCTAGTCATGATGCGGAACTCATAGAATTAGCGAATAATACCAAAACATGGGAGGTTGAAGATCTCTATAGACTATCTGGTTATTTGGTAGCAGAACAATGCCATCCGATGCTATTTGAGTTAGAATTAGAAAATCCAGAACTTTTACCGGTAGATTGAAAAAAGATGGTTATTAATTTGTGGCACAATAAAAAAATGGATCAGTGGCGATGGTCACTCACAGAAATCAATGTAATGACACAACATACTGGTGGTCAGAAAGAACTTCGTGATGCCATGAATGACGTTGCTAATACGGTTGAATATATACTTGACAATGAACTGAAAGAGAAGTAATATATTAGTGTGTGAAGGAAGTGCTAGAAGGGTGACCCTATATAGGGTTGCCCTTTTTTCTTATGATAAATAATCTAACGGACTATAAGCATTAATAAGATGGGTCTCTCCAGATTAGATAATTTTCTGAAATCAACTCGTGGAACTATACTTTATGTAAATCCCAACGACATTGACGCAACTGATAGTATTGAAAACCAGGGTAATTCACTGACCCGTCCCTTTAAGACGATTCAGCGTGCATTACTGGAAGCAGCTAGGTTTTCATATCAGAGCGGTCTGAATAATGATAGATTTGCTCAAACTACGATCCAGGTTTATCCTGGTGAGCACGTAATTGATAATCGTCCTGGTTTTATCCCAGATGGAACGAATAATTATAGACTACGAAACGGAACTACCTCAGACAACCTTCCTGCTTTTGACCTAAGCACTAATCTTGACCTTGCGTCCGCAGATAATAACCTCTTTAAGCTTAATAGTGTAAATGGTGGCGTAATCATCCCTAGAGGCACCTCACTGGTTGGTGTCGATGTCCGTAAAACCAAGATTCGCCCCAAATACATCCCAAGTCCTACAAACGGCAATATTGAGAGATCCACAATCTTCCGTGTAACTGGTGGTTGCTACTTTGGTCAGTTTAGTATCTTTGATGCTGATCCAAATGGTATCGTATATACTGATTATACATCAAACACGTCCGTTCCCAACTTTTCACATCATAAACTGACGGTATTTGAGTATGCTGATGGCACAAATAATGTCAGCATCAATGATGCCTTCCAAACCTTTACTGCAGATAGAACTGACCTGCAGATGTATTATGAAAAAGTCAGTTTGGTCTATGGATCATCTTCTGGTCGTGCTATTGAACCAGATTATCCATCTACCTCTTTGGACATCGAACCAAAAATCGACGAATTCAGAATTGTTGGTTCAACAGGCGAATCCATCGGTATTTCCAGCATCAAGGCAGGAGACGGAACTACCTCTACTACAAGTATCACCGTCACAACCACAACTGCTGTTCCTGGACTGGATGTTGACACTCCATTCCGTATTTCTGGTATTACTGCTGCTGGATACAACGGACAACATGTTGTTAATGAAAAACTGAGTAGCACGCAGATTATCTACAAAGTTCAGTCTGCTCCTACCTCAGCACTTCCATCCGCAACTGGAGCAACTCTTGCTCTGGTCTCAGATACAGTCACATCAGCATCACCTTACATCTTCAACTGCTCTCTGCGCTCTGTCTATGGCATGTGTGGTATGCACGCTGACGGATCAAAAGCAGATGGATTTAAGTCCATGGTTGTGGCACAATACACTGGTATTGGTCTTCAGAAAGATGACAATGCTTTTGTTAAGTATAACAGCACCACTGGAGCATGGGATGATAGCAGTGTTGCTGGTAACGAGGCAATCAGCACGGACTCAAGAGCAGTCTACAAACCCACGTATGAAAACTTCCATATTAAGGTAAGCAATAAGGCAGTCATTCAGGCAGTTTCGATCTTTGCGATTGGATATGCCGAGCAGTTCCTTGCTGAGAGTGGTGCTGACATTGCTATCACCAACTCTAACTCCAACTTTGGTTCAAGAGCACTGGTTGCGAAAGGATTTAGAAGTGATGCATTTGCTCAGGATGATGTTGGATACATTACTCACATCATTCCACCAAAAGAAGTTCCTCTGACAGAGACTGCGATTGAATTCCAGTCTATTGACGTTAATAAGACACAAGCACTGACTGGTGTTGGTTCTACTGGTCATTTGTTCTTACAAGGTCAGACCAATGCTGATGTAAAACCAGAGACTGTCCTTCAGGGATATCGCATTGGTGCTAGAACCAATGATACTCTGAGAGTTCTTGTTTCATACGGAACATCAACAACTGAGTACACGGCAAGAATCGTAATGCCTGACTCTGAGTTGAGTGGAGAGAAATTATTTACAGTCAACCGAAGTGTTGCTGGTATTAATAGTGTAGGCACTTATAGTGCTGGTGGAACAGCAAATGTCATCACCTTCACTGGAGCACATAGTTTCCTGAATGGTGAATCAATTCGTATTTTAAGTGATGATGGGCACCTACCTGATGGTATTACACCTAATACTGTATATTTTGCCATCACTGAAGGAACTGGTATTTCAACCAATACCAATATCAAGATTGCGAAGACTCTTACAGACGCACAAAACAACAATCCAGTTGCCATCAACGAGAAGGGTGGTGTTCTGAAGATTGTATCTAGAGTATCTGACAAGGTTGCTGGAGACCTGGGTCACCCAGTTCAGTATGATAGCACAAATGCTCAGTGGTATGTCAATGTTTCTTCTGCATCAACAGAAAACAACATCTACTCTACCATTGTTGGTCTTGGATCAACAGGACTTGGAGCAGCAACACCTAGAGCGTTTGTAAACAGAAAGTCTGATAGAAGAAATTCTTCTGATACTCTGTATCGTGCGAGATATGTCATTCCATCCTCTGCCGGTGGAGCAGTAGCAAGACCACCCACTGATGGATTTATTCTCCAAGAGTCTAATACATCAATTGGTTCGACAGACGCAGAAGTCCAAACCTACTTTGGTAGTGGGTCAATCACCAATGTCAATCAGCAGAGAAACTTCCGTTTCATCTCTGATGCGACATGGGATGGTTCTAATGTTAAGATCTTCACAGAGCGTCCTCACAATCTGACCACAGATTCTGAAGTAGAACTGGTCAATATCAAGAGCACTGCTAATACTACTGGCACTGCTAATACTGGTTTCAACAGAACGTATCAAGTCATCGGCATCAGCAGTGCTAAGTCATTCACTGTTGGTCTGACCACTGATCCTGGAACTTTCTCCAACGATACTTCATCCAGAACTACATCTCTTCCATACTTTAAGAAGAAGAGACTGAACAATACCTTCTATGTTTATAATCACTCCGAGGTACAACCTTATATCTCTGGTGAGCAAGATGGTATTTACTATGTCACTCTGCTGAACTCTACTAACTCCCCAACTATTTCACCATTTACTGGTGAGAAGTTCTCTCAACCTGTTAAGGAACTCTTCCCACAAACAAACAGAGACAATCCAGTTGGTGATCCAGCAGCAGCAAAATGTTTTGCTTCTCCATCACTGATTGGTGATGTTGTCGTCAATGATGTAAGAAATAGCATCACCAAAGAGACGATTGATAAGTATTTCCGTGACACTGATGTTGGTGTTGGTATTACTAACATTGCTTCTACTGGTCTGGCACATACCATTACGACCACGATTGATCATGGTCTAAACAGAGTTACTTCAGTTTCCATTGTTTCTGGTGGTGCTGGATATGGTTCTGGTTCTGCTGGTGACCTCTACAACGCAAGATTGGTTGCTATTGGAGATTCCACACCTGGTCAGCACGCAACTGCCAAGATTACTTTTGACTCTGGTGGAACAATCACCAGTGTTAATATCATGGATGGTGGTTCTGCCTATGGTGTTGGTAACACGATGGCAGTTGTTGGTGTTGCTACCACATCTGGATATTCACAAGCAGTTGTCCAAGTATCTGCGATTTATGATAATGTAGGCGATGCGATTCGTATTATTGGCATTAAATCAGAGTCTCTTCAGAACTATAATGATCTGTATCGCATTACTGGCGTCAACATTGGAGCAGCAACAACAGTTACAGTGGCCGCGGCGAGCACTATTACAGGTATATCCACGGCAGGAATTGGTGCGACCAACTCGACTGGAGCATACTTCTATCTGACTGGTGAAGCACTTCGCATCTCCGCTCTAACCTATAATAATAGTGGTGGTATTGCTACAGTCACGACTTCTAACCGCCATGGACTGAAAGTCAATAGTAAGGTCAGATTTACTGGTGCGGATCAAGCACTTTACAATGGAGACTTCATTGTTAAAGAGAACCTCAGTCTGACTTCATTCTCAGTCAATGTTGGAACCGGAACTACAGCACCAACAATGTCTGGCACAATGTTCGGTTATCGTGAAGGTTATTCCTCTACCGATGGTGCTCTGACCATTGATGATGAGAGCCTGAACGGAAGAATGATTCCTTCCTACACTGGCATCACCACAACTCTTGCTGCGAACGTTGATAACGCAACCACAGCAAATGTCAGTTTGACTGATCTGTCCTCACTGGATGTTGAAATTGGTGATTATCTGATGGTTGATGATGAGTTGGTTCGTGTTAAGACAACCAACACCGGAACCAACCCACTGTCTGTCTTCCGTGGTGTTCTTGGAACCAAGGCAGCAGCACACGATATTAACTCTGTTGTTAGAAGAGTTAGAGTTGATCCTGTTGAATTGAGAAGACACTCAATCAACAGAGCATCTGGACATACATTTGAGTATGTTGGATTTGGTCCTGGTAATTACTCAACTGCTCTGCCACAGAAGCAGAATCGTGCGATTTCTGGTAAGGAAGAAATTCTTTCACAATCCACCAAGCAAGATGGTGGTGTGAACTTCTTCACTGGAATGAACGATAAGGGTATTTCATTCTCCGGTAACAGAAAACTCAGCACACTGACTGGTGTAGAGGAGATCTTTGATACTCCGGTTCAGACAGTAACTGGTGAAGACATCGGCAACAATTCTAGTATCAATGTCGTCAGTCCTCTGGAAGGAAGATTCTCTCGCTCCGTTATTGTTGAGGGTGGATCTGATAACAAGGCAACCTCTGAGTTCAACGGTCCTGTAATCTTCAACGAGAAAGTCACCTCACTCTCAAGTAAGGGTGTTGAGATGGACTCTCTGTTCCTACAGGGTTCGGCAACTGTATCTAGAAAGTATACAGTTGGTATTGCAACTCCAACCACAGCAGGTAACCCTGGCGACATTGTATTCCAGGCAAGACCTTCTAAGGGTGGTAACTCTGGTTGGATTTACACCACTGATAACGACTGGTATCGTTTCGGCACAATTAGTTTGTCTCTGGAAGATCAGGGTCTAGTTGGTCTCTATGATGCTGTTGGTATTGGAACCACCTCACCAAACCCAGAGGGTGGAACTACCACCAAACTGAAGGTTGGTTCTGGAACCACTCAGTTCACCGTTGATGCGGTTGGTGTTGGTATTGGAACCACAGCAAATGAGTACAAACTCCACTTAATTGGTAATGCCAATGTGGTAGGATACATGACGGCATCCTACTTTGTGGGTGATGGTTCTGAACTTACAAACCTGAATGCGAGTGCGACTGGATGGACACAAATCACTGGTGGCATCTACGACACAGCACTTGGTGTTGTTGGTGTCGGCACATCTGTTCCTAAGTACAACCTTGAGGTTGGTTTGGTTGGAATGGGTTCAACCGCATTCCAAGTCAATGGTGATTCTAGATTTATTGGTCTTACGACTGCTGCTAATGTATTTGTTGGTGGTGCTCTGACCGCACTTGGTTCTTACAACATTGAGAATGTTTCTTCGGGTGTCATTCGCGCATCCTCTGTTGGCATCGGAACCACAAATCCAGTACAATCATTCCAGGTTGGAAGTGGAACTACAACTCTACTTACAATCACTGGTATTGGTTCGGTCGGTATCGGAACCACATCACCAACCGTTGATCTGCAGGTTGATGGACACTCACGGTTCAAGACTTACTCTGAAACTGTCGGTGTTGCCACTGTTGTATCTGGTGTTGTCACGATTGATTTGTCCAACGCACAGTCTTTCATCTGTACCGCAACAAGTGCGATCACGCAGTTCACCGTATCCAATCCACCTACTGGATCTTCATCGTTCACTATTAAGTTAACGCAAGGAAGTTCCGCAGTCGCGGTTGGTATAGATACATTTAAGACATCTGGTGGTGCTGACATCCCAGTGTATTGGCCAGGTGGACTCGCGCCGATCGTCACTCCAACAGCAGACGCGACAGACATCTACTCGTTCAAGACATTTGATGGTGACAACCTAGCATCAGTCGGTCTGTATGGCGTCGTTGGAGGTCAGAACTTCTCATGAGCGATCAGGATTTTTTCCGCCTTATTCCTACCAAGTTGGACCTCAATGGTCCAATCTTGGGATTCTCAACAAATCCAGTCGGAGTCGGAACCACTAATGGTGGTTCTGTAACTCTCTCTGGTATTGCTACAGCAGAGTTTCCAAACGCTGCAGAAAATAATGGTTCTATTTCATATCAATGGTATGAGGTAGGTGAGGGTTCTGTGTCAAATGGTGATAACATCACTGGGGCAGCAACCACTACGATTACGTTATCCAATCTCTCCACACCAGGAGATAATGGGAGACAATTTTTCTTAAGAGCAGACTATCAACCTGCTCAAAGAACAACGGGTAATGCGGTTAATGATCCTCTAGATTCTGATACAGCAACAGTTATTATTGATCCTCTGATTGAGATCATTGCTCAACCATCAAATAGACAAGCACTTATTGATACAAATACCACGTTCACCGTGGACGCAGATTTAACTGATTCCTCCTACACCACAGAATTATCATATCAATGGGCACTTCAAGGAGAGGACATTGATGACGGAACAGTTGAGACGACAACTGTTGCCACTGATGTAGATATTACATATACTTCTAACGATGCTATTGATCTCCCTTCTGATGCTACAGATGTTGTAATCACAGTAGCAGGTGGAAAAGGTGGTGGAGGTGGATCTGATGCTGGTGGTTCAGGTGGATCTGGTGGCAATGGAAGAACTGCGAAGTTTACCTATCCTGATGGTGCTAGAACTCTCACAATGAGAGTGGGAAATAGAGGTAATGGCGGAACAAGTGGTGGAAATAATGCTTTTGGTACGGGTGGATCAAGCACCGTAGCAGATGGTGGTAATGGTGGTGGTGCTGGAAACAGTGGTTGGTCTGGTGGTGGTGGAGGAGGCGGTGGTGCCTCTGGTGTTTTTGATTCAGAAACAGATTCTTACACCATTGTCGCTGGAGGCGGCGGTGGAGGTGGAGGTGGTTCGCATAATCGCGGAGGAAGTGGTGGAGGAACTGCTGAAGGTTTTTCAGCGACCACATCTATTTCAATAAGTGATGGTTCATCTGGACAAACTAAATCGGGTGATGGTGCTGGTGGCGGTGGAGGCGGCGGTGGTGCCACTGGTGGTGGCGGAGGAAGTGATGGACAAGATAATAGCAATGGTGGAGGTGGAGGATCGGGTGCAGGTTCAAAGTATGTAAGTTCAGTTGCAACTCTAGATTCACAATGGGATAATGATGGCGATGGTTACATTAATCTTAAGTTCACCACAGCAACAGAAATTGAGGGTGTTACGACAACCAGAACTGTAACTAATGTGGTTTCTGGAACAAAAACTGAGACTCTGACAATTAGTTCTGATAGTGTTGGTATTCAGACTGTTTCTGTTAGAATTTCTCAACCTGATGCCACAAACTCACCACTAACAAGTGATACAGTAAACTTTGTGGCAGTTTCCGATGCTAATCAATATAATGTAAATGTTGAGGCAATCGGTATCGCAAATACCGCAACATTATCATCAGTCAATCTTTTTAATGGTGACTACACTTTCTACACATCAGGAAGTGATGCTGCTGAATCAAGAATTACAAATTACTACAGCATCTATGCTCCAGATAAAGATTTAACTGTAGAGATGGATCTTTATGGTGGAAAAGGATATGACAATGGTGCTTACTCTGGTGGAGAAGGTGGATACTCTCGTGTCAGATTTACCATAGAACAGAATGTTGAGTATGTAATCGCGGGTCTTTCAACATCAGTCAACGCACCATTTGTATACAGAAAAGCAACTTTGATTGCCTCTTCTGGTGGTGGTGGAGATGCTGGTGGATCTGGTAATGGTGGTTTTGGTGGAGGAATTGGTATTTCTGGTGAGGGTGGTCGTGGTCGTGGTGCTGGTGTTGGTGGTGAAGCATTTGATGCAGGAACACTTCCAGCAGATGGTATCTTCGGATCAAGAACATCACTAACTGCTATTGCTCCTGATACAAAAGCAACAGCACCTTCTGGTGGTAGAGCACTCAAGTGTACTAGAGGAGACTACTGGAGAGATCAAGGATTTACTGCTTGTGAAGATGTAACCACAGGACAAGTACGCATCTCCAATGGAACTGTAGTTGCTAACACAGCATCTATCACTAGAGGATATAAGGATGGATATAGCATTATCCAAACTGATGGTAGAGGTGATTCTGGTGGTGGTGATGGTGGTGCTGGAGCAACTGGTGGTAATGGTGGAACAAGCAACTCTGGTGGTGGAGGAGGATCAGGATACACTGATGGATCCGTTACTGTTGTTGATGCTGACCTGGGTGGAAGCACAGAAAATGCCAAAGTTATATTGAGAATCGTAACCTGATAAATAGTTAAAATTTATGGGGGGAGAGTGAACCCTAATGGCTGTCAATAAGAATTTTGTAGTCAAAAATGGGCTAGAGGTCAACAGCGACCTATTACTTGCGGATGCAACTAATAGTAGAGTTGGTGTTGGTACTTCTGTTCCCTCATATACTCTCCATGTTTTAGGTGGCATTGGTGCTACTGACTTAAGAGTCACTGGTGTTACGACACTTTCAAGTGATTTAAAGGTTGGTGCTGGTGGCACTGGTTTTGTTGTTGTAACTGACGCAAGCACTGGAGCAGGAAGGTCGGTCGGTATCCGAACTGATCTGCCAGAATATACATTAGATGTTCGTGGTCCTGTCAGCACAGGCACCACGGCATTGTATGTTCAGGGTGATGCGAGAATCACGGGTGACCTGTTTGTTGATGACATCACATTTGATGATGCCAACATGCAGGACCTCACGGTCACTGACACTCTGACCGTTGCTGGTATCACAACTCTTGCAAGTAGTGGTGGGATTACTACCACTGGTGGACAACTTTATGTTGCTAGTGATATTAGTGTATCTGGTGTTATCACCGCAACATCATTCACTGGTCTTGGTCAAATTGGTGTTGGTTCTGAAGGAACCTTCATCGGAACTGGCGTTACGATGGTTGATTTTAAATCATCCAACGCAGGAAATACTGTTGATGTAACAACAGGAATCGCAACGGTCACAGTTCAGACTGGTGCATCGATTGGTCTCGTAATCGCTCTCGGCGGTTAATTCAATAAATATTCATAACACTTAAAGAACAATGGCAGAAGCTTTTTCAAATAAGGTCGTGAGAGCGGCGGGAATTGTGACCACATATGGTGGTAGCACGGTTGCGGCAGGAAGCACGCAGATTACCGTCACTGCTAATACTGGCATTGGTGTTTCCGATCTGGTTGACAATGGCAACTTCATTGCTGGAACGAGAGTTGCTCAGATCTCTGGAACGACGATCTTTACTGATCGCAACTCCACGAACACCGCGAGTGCGGCTAGTCAGACGGTAAGCTTCCTTGGACCGACGACGGCATATACATCACCTTCTGCCACGAAGAGTATTATTATTGGTGGAACATTCACCAACAATACAAATAACTCTATCAATCTGACCCTTGAGGTTCTTGATAGCAGTGTTGGTGTTACATCAACTGGTGCGGTGGCACTCGCAAGTAAGATTCCAGTTCCTGCTGGAAGTTCTTTCGTCATCTCTGATACGGGTAAGACCCTATTAGAAAGTGGAGACGAATTAAGAATCTATTGTGATACTACAGACGCAATTGACGCAAGTCTCAGCATCTTGACAGGAGTCTCCTGATATGGCAGATAGAAACGGATATATTGGAAGAGCACCGAGTGATTCCTCGGTTGTTGTTGCTAGGCAGACATTTTCACCGACAGGGATCACAACGACATTTAGTTTTGCGTCGGGATATGTTGTAGGTTATCTTGATGTATTTCTCAATGGTGCTAAGCAGATTGAGGGACAAGATTATGATGCCAATAATGGTTCTACCTTTGATGTATCAGGTGGCGGAGCACTAAGTGGTGATGTTATTGAGGCAGTCGCATATAAAGCATTTAATGTTTCCGCACTTAAAGATGCTCCTGGCGACTTTACTGTAGGTAATAACTTAACTGTAGTTGGAACTATCACTGGTGATGGTTCAGCACTAACTGGTGTTGCTGGTGGTAAGTTCTCAGCGAACGACACAGGTATCAGCACTACAACTAGTGTTGGTATTGGAACTACAAACGCCACTGGTGCTGCTGACTCTAACAATACAGCAGTTCTGAATGTTGGTGTTGTTACTGCCAACTTCTTCCATGGTAATGGATCTGGTCTGACTGGTATTGCGGGGACCGAAAATATCATTACTGGAACTGCAGCGACCTTTACGAATGTCGTTAAGGTAGGCACAGCAATCACAATTGACGCAACAAGTGGTATCATCACTGCTGTAAATGGTTTTGTTGGACCTCTTACCGGTGCTGTCACTGGTAATGTCACAGGAACTGCATCACTTGCGTCTAATCT